CGCTTCGCTGATGATCGCTTCCCACTCTTCCAAGCGCTCGATTTGCTCAGGGAAATATTGGTCAACGAGCGCCAGCTCGGCTTTTGAGCAGTTGATGCAGGGAAAGCAGCCGACGCGCTTTAAGCCCCATCCGTAAAGGGGGTTTGGCTCGACGCCATGACGCCGGGAGATAGCAAACACCTCGTCAACGCTAGTGACGCGTAGCAGCGGTCGGAATACATAGAGCTTCCCCGGCAGGTCGGCATGTTGACCGCCGATACGCTGGAAGGGAGGCAAATGCTTCCGTGCCTCACTCTCGGCCGCTCGCACGCCTTGCCACGAGATCACAGTCGCGCCGGTAGCCAGCAGCGGACGCGTCACGTTCAGGTCTATGGGCTTGATCTTCAGTTCTTCGGTGCAGAACTGCGCTTTACGGCTTGGAAAGCGGCCTTTCCAGATGCAGAGATCAAGGAAAGGGTTGCCAGTCGGGTGAAGGACGGAAAGTGCGCGAGCAACTAGACGTGGAGAAACGCCGTGCTCCTCCCAGTTCTTTTCGATGAATGCGCGCTTCCCTTCGATCTGCCGAGAAAAATCCGCCTTCACCCATTCGACCTTCGGTCCGCCAGTCTTCTCATGAAGCGTGTTGACGGCCTCATAGGTCGCTGGGTGCTCGTTGCCAGTGTCGGCAGCCACGGCCCGGAATGGCAAGCCACGCTCGATCGCTCGGCAGTAGGTAGCCGTCGAGTCCTTGCCGCCTGAAACGGAGACGACATGGATCATTCCTCATCCCTCACGGCTGCTGACAGTGGTCGGGCGAGGGCGGAAATCGCATAGTCTAGAGCCCACTGCTCATGTGGACCTAGCATCTTCTCTTCGCCCTTGAACCGCTGAAGGAAATAGATTGCGCGGTCTGGCGTCATGGAGCCAACGCAACCTTCTCGCGCCTCATCGTCTCCTGACGTGTTTGTGAGGGCGGAGGAACGGATTTCTTCAATGCGGCGCTTGATGATTTCATCTACTTCGGGGATGTGCTGTATAGGGTCAACACCTGCCGCTGCGATCGCGTAGCGGATTTCAAGACCGAAGTTGTAGGCCAGATCGTCGTCGGTCATGCCACCTCTCCATTTTCGTTGACGTATTCAGAGGCAACAAGCTTTGCCGCACTCGCGGTCCAGTCATGTCCATCTGTGCCGTAAGGAACATCGATGTATTCCCGGAGCCAACGCACGGCTTCAGCGTTGCTGACATCGGGCCAGAATGAGCGGAGGGATAGCGCCAGCGCCCAATTGAAGCCGACCTCGGAGAGAGGATCGTTAGGGCGGGTTTTGAAGCGCTCAGCCAGAATTTCCTCGATGAGGAATGGTATTCTGTCATCGAGAACCTTCTTTATGATTTCGCCGACTGTCTTTTCGACATGGCTGCGCAGTATCCTTCTCAGTATCCCGGTCATTCCTTCCCTCCCTGCGGAACAGTGGTGGCGGATTGACGGGCGATCTCACTCATCGTTGCGAGCGGCGACACCTCAGTGAATGCAGCGCGAAACTGCTCGTGCATCTCCGGGTTATCGGCCCAGATCTCACGGGCACGAACGAGGGCGGTCTTCTCCACCGTCGCCTCTGCGGCGCGCTGTGCGTGGGGGAGCTGGTAGTCCCAGCCCGCGCGGCTATAGCTCATGTCGACTAGGCATTTCTTGAACTCGTCGAGAACTGGCGTCATCTCACCCATTGGCGTTTCCCTTCAAAGCCTGAAGCATGAAAGCCTCTCGTTGTTTCCTGATCTCGCGGACACGGCCATGGCGCTTTGTTGCCTCCATCTCTGCCTGATCGAGATAGCGGAGTTCTGGGAGGGCTCTATAAAGTCTGCGCCGGCTCTGCCAGGATTGCCATTGGGCTAGGGCGCGGCGTATTAGTCTGTCGAGGCGGTTCATGCAGTCCTCCGATAGGCGAGGGTGAACGGAAGGCGATCGGACAGAACCCACATGTGATACATGTCAGCCTCGTCGATCAGCTCGGAAATGGGTGGCATCACCTGAACGGCGGTGGATTCCTCGCCGCATATCTCGTTCTTGATGCGCTGCATGTCGCGCCATGGCGGCTCAAGCTGAGAAGCTGTCCGTATGGCTAGGTGGACCATCGGCCTGCCGGTTTCGTCATAAAACCTGCGGACAAGGACGGCGTATAGATTGTTGGCCGCAGCCTCTCGAACTTCCTTGCACCAGCCGCTTCCGCCTGGAATACCATCTGGCAGTTTGGTGATGCGCCATTGACCCCAATCACCTTTCAGGCCCTTACGTTCCATGGCGCGACCAGCGAGGCGCTGCTGACGATTACTCATGCAGCCACCTCCGTTTGCTCTGGAACGATCCCGTATTCTCGGGCGATGAAGGCAAGTGCCTCTTGGAGGAAGGCCCCGAAGGTTTGCTCGTCCATGGACCGAAATGCGACAGAGGCCGGAACCTTGATCACATAGCCGCGAAACCTCACGTCTTCCGTGAACCCGGTTTCCAATTTTACCGACTGGTGAAGGGCGTCTTCAGTTGACGCGCAGCCTGTTGCCTTGACAACTTCGCGGAGGAACGCGCGATAGAACCGCAGCCGTGAAGGAATACGCCCTGTGCTCATTTCGACCTTTACACGCTGGCCCTGTGGGAAATCGGCAATGCGGTCTCGGTCGTACTGCATCTCGCCAACGAGCTTGTCGCCTTGGCGCACGACGTAAATTGGAGCGGTTTCGCTTGATTTCTTGCTCATGATCAACCCGCCATCAGAAGTTCAGCGGCTTCGTCGAGCGGCTGCATGTCTGGATCGTAGATCTTGCGGAGCGTCGTGATGTCGGCTCGGATCTCGTTCAGGAAGGTGATGACCTCCTTTTCAAGCTCCTCAATGATCTCAGGAACGCGATGGACACGGACGCAGAAGAACTGCATCGCCTCGGGCATGCGTGGGTCGTAGCTGACGAAATCGCACCACGCGCGGCCAGTGCAGGCAAGTTGCCACTGGATCTGGGTCACGTAGTCGGCAGGGACCGCTCGCCCTTTGAGCGTCTTGATGTGGGTGTGCGTCTCGGGGCACTTAATCTCAAGCAGCCCGTCAGTGCCGACGAGGCCATCAGGAGAGGCGCCACTGTCCGCGATCGACGGATGCAGCACAAAGCCGACCTGCTCGACCTTTGCGGCGCGGTTGTATTCGTATGCCGCGCGGGCCTGCGGCTCTGTTTCCGTGCCCCAAATCATAGCGGCGTTTATGAAGCGCTCTGGTGTCGTGTCGGTCAGGCGCTCGACGATTAGCTCGCCGGCATACTTGGCGCGAGAGGCAGAATAGCCGCTCTTGGTCTTGGCGATGATATCGGCCACACGGGAAGCCGTAACTTTGCCGCGCCGGATTGCGTGCCACTCTTCCGTACCCTGAACGATGTTATCCATTGTTCTTGCCCTCGCGCTGCTCCTTGAGGAAAGTGACGCGGCGGCGCAGAGACGACACCACATCGTTGAACTTCGCCTTGGGAATGTCGGGAACCGCTTCAATCTTCCAGTGCTGGCAGAACTGATCTATTTCCAGTTCGGCTTCGTCGATGAGGCCTCGGACAACCGATGCCTGCGCTTCCGTGATCGGCGTTACGTCATCCTCGGTCGGAACCTTGACGCGGTTGCCATCTCGGTCGTCGCCAGTGCTGATGTTGAAGATCATGCAGAGCAGGTAGCGCCGGCCATATGTTGCCGTGCTGCCGAAAGCCTGCGTTCCGGTCTTGTTGACGCGACCCTGCGCCCCAGCCCCATCGACGGGGATTTCCCCAACGCCGCTGCGCGAATGGCCTTCCTCGTGCGACACTTCCCAGAGAATGCGCAGCTCGCCCTTGTCGTTGTATCCGTCAGGCTGGAACGAGACGGCAAAGCCGTGGTCGTGGATGATTGGCATTGCCTGCTCTTCGATCGCAGCCAGATCAGCATAGTTCGAATTGGTGTGGGTATTGCGGCTGCGCTTGATGACGACCGGCAATTCCTTCTGGCACTTCGACATGGCAGCGAAGAACGCCTTTTTGGCCTGCCGCTCGGCGTCTTCGCGAGCGCGGTCTTCCATACGCTCTTTCATGGCAAGCATCTGCTCAAGGCGGTCGATGGGTACGGACGGGTCCATGACGATGCGCTCAATCATCGCCACCATGGGCGCGTCTGAGGCCGGGATGATCTTGTCGTGATCAATGGTCTTAACGGCTGTAGACATGAGTGATCTCCTGCTGGTCGAGTGCGATTTTGCGGGACTGTTCAGCGCCATGCATGACGGCGAGGCCGAAGAGGGTGATAACGCCGATGACGACGATCGCCTTGTTGATGGCGTCGATCAGCTTGAGACGTTCGGTCTCGTGCTTGGCGTTGATGGCGATTGCCCGCTCTATTGCGGAGGAGGCTTGGTAGAGGTCAGAACGGAAGGTCATTGCCTCACCCTCCTGTTGTTCGAGGGCGCTTTCCCAACCTTCGTTGAAGCCGATAACGTAGCTTCGCTCAGACTTGAACCGAGCCACATCGGCGCGAAGGCCTTCGCATTCCTCGATGAGCGAGCGAACCGCCTCGACAAAGTCAGGGAAGCAGGAGATTTCATCAGCCCCGAGCGCTGCATAAATCAGGTCTTCGCGGCTCGGAATTATGGTGAAGGTCATGACCGGCCCTCCGCTTTGGCGATGGCTGCGGCTACCTTCTCCGCCACCCAGTCGTCGCCTGTCATCGCGCCGTAGTCGATAGCTGCCCGAAGCGCCTCCAGCAGATCCGGAGCGGCAGCGATCAGCCGAGCGTCGGCGCAGTTGATGCCTCGGACGTCATACCGGTAGACGCTTCCGTCCTTCTTGGCTTCATCCATTCCCACAATTGATTGTTCGCCTACTTCGAATTGCAGAAGGTCTTTTGCATCAACCATGCCGCCACGCTCCGGCTGGAAACGAGGCTGTGCGCCTCGCATTCCCCACCGGACGAAATCCATGACGTACCGCCTGCCGCTATGGGTGGTAGCAAGATAGACGTGGTTGCTGTTCGCGTTTCCAAACCACTTCCACGGTCCAGGCGTATGCTTTGCATCAGCCATTTGCGTGTTCCTTCTCACGAGGAGCCGGAAGCTTCCAACCGAGCGTATCAACGAGCTTGATGAGGTGCTTGAAAGCCTGATCCTCGTGGAAGCTTCGGGATATGCCGTCGTTGTAGGCTGCTAGGAGGAGAGCATCAGCTACTGCCGTCGCCCGTTCTTTGGCTGTGAGGATGGCTGTTCGACGGTCGGTCACTCTGCGGCCTCCCTGAAATGGCGTTGAAGACGGCTCTCGGCGTTATGTCCGGTGAAGCTCTCGACATCGGTACGGCGCATGAGGCGCTGGAACTGGAAGACCTCGCCCCCGTGCTTGTCGGCGTCATCTTGCGCTTCCTGCTCGGTCTCGTATTCGAACGGCTCGACGAGCTGGCTTGAGGTCCAGAACATCGTCTGCAGGTCGGCGTTGTATGCGAGGAACAGCGCTGTTCCGTGGGCTGGGTTCTCGACGTGGTAGCGATCGACGAGGGCCATCACGCGGCCTCCTTCCAATCGAAGGCGCGGAGAGCAAGCTCGACCTCTGCCTTGACAAGATCGCTCGGCAAGCTGCGAAGGAACTCGACGAAGCGGAGAACGTGCTCGACGGGGACGTAGCCCTTAACTTCGCAATCCTGAATATCGATCATTGCGTCGTCGGTTGCCCAAACCGCTATCTCGGCTGTTTCAGACGCCGGGAGAGGGTTTTTGTGGTCGATATGGTAGCTCGGGTAATCATAATTCTGGCAGTAGTTGCCGCGCCCGATCTGGATCGAAATCGTCAGGCCGTTCTCGAACGTGAGATGCACGCCCTTTCCGTCCGTTATCCTGATGCTTGCCATCTGCCTGTCCTCTCTCGATGCCGATCGACGTTTCGCGTGCTTCCTTGCGGGGCTCATTCGTCTCGGCTGGTGAGGATCACTGTAACAGTTTATGCTACATAGTCAACTGGGTGTCGCATCGGATGACGCAAATTATTTGACATATCTGCTGCAATGTAGCAAAAAGAAAAGCGCCGGAGGGATGATCCGACCGGCGCTTGCAGCAAGATAGAAGAACACGCTCGTTATAACATTACATTTGTTATAGGCAAGCGAAATCACGCTGCAAGGTGCTGAAAAGCGCAAAATCTTGGGCCTGCTCGGATGTTCCCGCCAAGATGATGTGCTCAGAGGTGCAAAGGCAGCGGTTTTTCAAGGGCATTGCCCCGCTCCGCCGATCATTCCGGCAAATCAATCCCAACGCGGTACCGATGCCAGGCTCATCGGGCGGAATCGAACGGGGTTGATGGCCCGCCGGAGAAACGAGTTTGCAGCTCGCCGGGAAACTGAAGCAGCTTATACCGAGCGCTAAAGAAAAGGCGCTTGCTCGTATCGGGGATAAATGAGCCTGACCAGCTCGATAAAAAGCCTTCCCCCGGTGTTGGACCCAGTAGCGGCTGGGAAAACAAACCGAGCTTCAGATGAGGTTGGTTCCACGGATGCTAGGCGCTGGTATGGCAGTGCAGGACTGGATGTCTCTGTGTTAGAGACCATCCTAATGCCTAGGTTATACCTGAAGACCAGAAACAGCCTCAATCTTCTCAACGATCGACCGCCAAATTGCCTCCTGATCATCGGGTGGCGACAGTCTCACCAAATCTGCGATGTCTCGAATATACACATCCAGGATAGCGTCCGGCGGGTAGGCTCGTTCAAGCAATACAAGCAACTCGGCATTTACCGATCGGTCGTTCCTCTCCGCAACTCGGCGGATTCGCTCCTTGAGCCCATCCGGCAGACGGATGATGATCTTGTCTAGAGATCGGCTAGGGCTTTGATCGCTCATCGAAAATGCATAGCGGTTGCAATTAACCAAATAAATATTGGCCACTGGCCATACCGAAGTTGGTTCTGGCCGGGTCGGGGCTGCTTGATTACGATAGGTTGCGTGGGGAGCCGGAGGAGGATCGCCCCTCATGTCGAGAGTGCTTCAATCAATGCAAGGAAATTTCAACATGAGAATGCATCACAATTTCGCAGTGCCTATTTTTTCAATCAATAATTGTGTGTATTTCGTTAATTTCAAAACACCTCCTAGTTGGAGGTGCGACAAATGAATGCGGTTGTTACTCCATCTACAGGCGTGCTGTCCGACCGATTCAGGGTTCATCCCATTGTTGGGGATGCGTGGGAGCCAGTTCTTCGCGGCGGTCGCGACTATGTTTTGACCGCCCCGGTAACGTCATACGAAGGCGAGGGGGTCTATCTGGTCGATGCAGGATTGGGAATTGAACTGTTTCGGGTCACCAACGTTCTCGGGCTCGACGGCGAGCTGTTGCTGTCTCGAGAAAACAGGACGTACCGATCGCACCACATGGCGCGTGAGAAATTCAACGACGTTGTGGTTGGGATTGTAGTGGCGGACTTGCGCGTCCGTGACGAGAGATACATCACGCGAGCATAAGCGGCTGGGCGGCTAGTCCGCCCTTCTTCAGATCGTGAAGCGGCCGATATAGCGCCCGACGATCTGGATTTCGTCGAGGTTAAGCTCTCGGGTCGAATGCCTTGGGTTGTCAGATGAAATCTGAACAGTGATGATTTCGTCGCCGGGACGCGAAGTCACTTCAAGGCGCTTCACCACCACGCCGCCAAATTCATCAGCGAGCGCATAGATCCCTGGCGGGGAAGGAACGCGATGCCTGGTGTCGACAAATACGACATCGCCATCCTCAATAGTGGGGGTCATGGAATCACCCCGTGAAGGGAAGGCGGCAACATGCGGCGCCCTCACGCCCATGCGCCCAAGCATCCAATCAGGAAGCCGCCAGTGGTCTCGCACAGCCTCACGGGCAAAGGAAATCCCGTTTCGGCTTGATACCTCCAGCGCAGCAAATCCGCCGCCGCCTAGGCCGGCAATCAAATCGATTTCCGGGATATCCTTGGAGTTGGTCTCTGGCCTCAAGTCGTCCTGATCTTCATGCTCATCTGGATCGAACGTCGCCAAGATAGGAGCGTCAGCTTTCGGGGGACGGTTGAGCATCAGCGCCTCTACGGTTGTCTCAAGCAGAGAGGCCATCTTCTCGGCTCGATCTCTCTTGAGCTGAGTGTGATCATTGGCGAGTCGATTGATGGTAGCGCGCGAAACATCCAATGCTTCAGCGAGCGCTTCCTGTGAGCCAATTTTTGATGCTTTGAGAAAAGGATCGAGCCAATTTTTTGACATGGCGATTTATCCGCCATCTTTGGTAAACGATCTATGCCATAAAATGTTACACTGCCATTGACATTGGTCGTAAAGTGTCGCAATAATTGCTACATGACACTCGAACAGTATATTCATCAGCACACCACTGTAACAGCTTTTGCTGCTTTGCTGGGCAAGAGCCGGGCCCAAGTGCACCGGTACATGCGCGGTGAAAATCTGAGCAAGAGCGTCATCGAAGAGATTTGCCGCGTAACTGACGGGGCTGTCGAACCAAAATCGTTCTTTGAAGTCGTGGAGAGCGCGGCATGATCAGGAAGCGCATAACCCCTGACGAGTGGACCGAATGCGACGGCGCCTCCATGCCTGTCGCAGCCGATGCCGTAGTTGATGTGAAGTTCCGCGACAAAGTTGTCTGGCGCGGCGTTGACGCCGGTTGGTTCGACGAAGGCATCAGCAATTGGGTTCATTGCGGCACTCATCACGACATCACGCATTTTCAGTTGGCGTCAGCATGACCCGCCACCGAAGAGGAGATCGCAGCATGAAACGCGCAGCATTGGCACTATCAGCACTTCTCCTGGCTACCCCTGCAATGGCGGATAGTAGCCTACGCATTGCGGCAATCACTGCTGCTGGCGTCGAGGTATGCGGGGCGGAAGTAGCCCCCGGCGTCCTCCGAGCCCTTGTCACTCGTGGTTCTGAAGAGGGAGGCGTATCGCTTGAACAAGCGGCCTTCATCACTCTCGGCATGAAGCTGGCATATCTGGACATCATCGCGAGAACGAACACGGCTGCTGAGTTCTGCTCTGCCAGCAAGCAGGCGAGGGTGGGTCGGTGAGCAACTTTCGCGTAGGGCAGAAGGTCGTTTGTGTCAGAAGTTGGGAGAACCTCTACGGGCACAAGAACATCTCTGGGCCTCTTGAGGGCGAAATTTACACGATCCGGGAAATTGGTTTCATCCATCCTGACCGACCTGACATCTTGACGGTGCGGTTGGCTGAGATCGTTAACAGCGAATTGGACTCGGAAGAGTACGGCAAGTGGGAGCCTTCTTTCGCTGCCTACAGATTTCGCCCGCTCGTTGAGCGCAAGACCGACATCTCCTGTTTCACCAAGCTTCTGAAGACGAAGAGCCTGGAGGAGTTGGCCCAATGACCGAGCTCCCCTCCTACCTTCTCGACGCCCTAGCCAGCTTCGACGAAGCAAGCGAACAACGAGACGATCAATCCTCCCAAGCCGATCTTTCCGCAGCATTCGAACGAATGATTGCTGCGATAGGGCAGGCGTTCGTGGAGATCGAACAGAGGGCAAACGCATGAGCACTACCGGATACACGATACTGATCCTAATAGCTGCAGTCGCCTTCTGGTCTGCGTGGCGCCAAGTCAAGGCTGCCTCAGAATACGACCGGCAGGAAGAGCTTGATTACGCCTGCATGTGCGCCCTTGAGGGCGACCTCACAAATTTCAAACCTGAACGTCAGTCTTCCTCCCACTGATCGTTCGGAAGCTGGTGCCGGTTTTTGGTCTCCTCTCGGACCGGCACCAGCGACATTCTCGGCAGAGACCACTCTGCGATTAAACGGACAGCGATCGAACCAAGGGACGAGAAACTTTCCCCTTCTGGTTCGATCGCACCCTCAGAGCCTAGAGGCGGCGGCGGAAAGGCTCTGTGGATTTCAATGACTGGTTCCCGGCGGCGGGGGCCTGAGCGGAGAGGTGAAGACGCCATTGGCGTGGCTGCTTCACCATCTCCCACAATCTGAGTGCCTTTATCTCTCTGCATCTCACCGGCTCCTTCGAACGAGTCAAAGATGACAGAGAGGCTAGGGAATGTACGGCAATTGGTTTTCCAAAAACGGAAAGAATGTTTCCGAGGATAAGATGACAAGCACGGCGTTGATTGAAGCAAAAGGGTGGGCTGAACACTTGATGAACCTAGAGTTCTCAGGTCGCGGCGACCGTGAAAAATCCGCCCGCTATAGGCTCTCGAAGAAAACAGGAGTGCCGGAAAGCTATCTGTTTCGTCTACAGTACAAGACGAGGGAGATGAAAGACGTGGCTGGCGAAGTCTATAGGCGGCTTCGGCTGTACTACGTCGAAGCCTGCCTCGCGAACGAGGAAGCAGCGGATCGGTACAGGTCCGAACGTCTAGGAAACACCGAAAATGAAACGACTGACCAAAAGCCTGCTCCGGCGGGGGTGGGAATGGCTGCGCCTAAAGCTGGCAAAGCTTCTTCAAAGAAAGCGTGAGTGATGGCGAAGATTGTTACCGAGAAATACGTCTGTGACCGGTGTGGTGGCCCGCTTGTCAAGGAATGCGGGCTCATCATCGAAGACGTTTCAATGTCGATATCTGGATACGACCCAAGAGGTTCGGGCGGGGCAACCAAGCGAGGCTTGGAGTTTTGCTACTCGTGTTCTGACCAGCTCAACAAATGGCTTCAGAACAAAGATTTCTAACCAGTCCCCCACGGCTGCATCCCTTCCTCCAAGGAGCAAGCCGAAACTACCGGATGGGTAATGCCCTCCGGGTTTTTCTTCACAAGAGGCAGCGGAAATGACGGCCTACTACAATGAGATCGATCCATACGCAGCCCAATGGCTCCGCAATCTCATAGCAGCCGGTCACATCGCGCCAGGCGACGTAGACGAACGGAGCATCGTGGATGTCCACCCAGACGACCTTAGAAGCTATACGCAGTGCCATTTCTTCGCTGGAATCGGAGGGTGGTCCTACGCGCTTCGTCTTGCGGGATGGTCCGACGATCGACCTGTTTGGACAGGTAGCTGCCCCTGCCAGCCGTTCTCGGTCGGCAACGTTGCCCATGGCGGAGCGAAAGGCCAAGGCGATGAACGGCATCTCTGGCCGACTTTCCGAGACCTCATCGTCGAGCGATCGCCTTCAACAGTCTTTGGTGAGCAGGTTGCAGACGCGATTGGCTGGGGATGGTGGGACGAAGTTGCCCTTGACCTGGAAGCGCGCTCATACGCCTGCGCGGCGGTCATACTCCCAGCTAATGCTATCGGAGCAAGGCACAGACGCAAACGGCTCTTCTGGCTGGCCGACGCCGGCAGCGAGAGACGGAAAGGACATCAGCCGATCGAACGCCTTTCTGTCGCAGCGCAAGCGCCACTCGCCATCGATGGCAACCCGCTTGTTGGAGCAGGGCGCGCACTGGACGGTGATTACCGCGATCTACTGCCTTGCGATGGGCTATCCGTCTCCGTGGAACGTCTTGCGGCCAAAGGATACGGCAACGCCATCGTCCCGCAGGCAGCGGCAGAAGTGATCGGCGCCTACATGGAGATCGCAGCATGACACAGAAGCTCCTCGAACTCTTCCGATCTGGAATGGACACCATGGACATCGCCGCCCACCTCGGCGGTGACGTCGCAGGCTGGACAGAGGCCCGCGTCTATCGCGTCCTCAACGCAGAGCGCCGAGAGGAGAGGGCACCGCCCATCACATGGGCAGACGTAAGGCCGAAGAAGCGCAAGCACGCGCCTACCGCCAAGCTTCGCAAGTCTGTGCCGTACGCTGGATCTGACGGCCGTCAGGATTGGGATCGCTTATGATCCGGATCCACCTCCCGTTTCCACCAAGCGTCAATTCTGCCTATGCCAATGGCGGCAACAAGCGCGGCCGGCACAAGACGGCGGCATATCTGGCGTGGATCCAGGAAGCGTCAGCACAGGTCAAGGCCGGCATGCGCCAGAACCTCGGCCACTACAGCCTGCACATCTGCCTTGAGCGTCCTGACAAGCGTCAGCGAGACCTCGGCAACTACGAGAAGTGCATCTCAGATTTCCTCGTCATGCACGGCGTCGTTCGTGATGACCACCTTTGCGAACGATTGACGATGACGTGGGGCGAGAACCTACCAGCTCCATGCGTCGTGATCGTCCAGACAGCGGAAGAAGGGCTAGCAGCATGAAAATGTCAGAAGACGAAAGAGCCGGCTTAGAAACACTCAAGGCCAAGATGCCGGAAGACCTTGCGCTTGAGGTAGTTAAGTTCCGCCGCACCAAGAAGGCCCCGATTACGGCCCGCATCGCTCGAAGCCTGTTACGTGAGTACGAGGCCTATGGCGACGTAGAGAAGGCTGCCGATATCCACATGATGCGCGGTTGGACCGGATTCGAAGCTGTGTGGGTCAAGAAGGCCCAAGGCTTCACTGATCAGAACCACCCGACGCCACGCCAGCCACAGACCCGCGAAGAATACATCCGCGAGGCCATACGCAAGAACAACGACGAATGGGAGGGCAACTCCCGCGCTCGTGATGTCCGTAGCGTCATTTCGCAGGCAACACGCCAATGATCAACCATGCCGATCGTCAACGCGCCGTCATCTACAAGGAAGGGCTCAAGCTCGTCGAGGAAGACGTATCGCTTGAGGCATTCGTCATGGGCGTCAACCGCCGCAAGTGGCCAGTTGGTGCCCGCCACTTTTGGGCCTTGTCTCAAGTCTGGGCCCCACGAAACGCAGCAATTCCAGAGCCGAAGGAAGCAGCCCAATGAACATGAGACCAGACATTGACATCAACAAAGCGTCAGAGATGTGGAACGGCGGCTTTTCGGCAGGGGCAATCGCGGCGGAATTCGGCGTAACTCGAAACGCCATCATCGGCATATCGCACCGCAACCGGGATATGTTCCCACACAAGCCGCTTAGAGGCAGCCGCTACACACCGGCTGCAGAGCGCGTTCTTGCTCCCAAGCGGGAACTGACACCGGAAGAACGGGAACAACGCAACCTGCGCCAAGCTGAGCGGCGCCGGAAGGCAGCAGAGGGTAGAGCGCTCACCGACAAGCAGCGCATCGAGGCTTCGAAGGAGGAGGTGGCAGAGTTCAAGGCCGGCACGTCCCGCTTTCTGCGCATTCACCCTGATGATGAGCCTCGGCTGGCAACAGGCAAGCTTCTTCACGAGCTGGAGCAGCATGAATGCCATTTTCCGCTCAATCACGGTGGCCCGTTCCTCTTCTGCTCCGAGGCCACAGAGGCGGGAGCATCATACTGCGAACACCACAGAGAACGGTCGATGCCTCCACTTGAGCGGCGACGACTGAAAGCAGCAGCATAGCAACGAGGGACATGACCATGGCGGCAAAATGGTTTTGCATCAGACTCAAACCCCAAGCGCAGCGACCTGCCAAGCAGGATCCGCGCATCACCAACATCGAGTTCTCTCTACGGCAGGAAGGCTTTGACCACTACATGCCTCTGGAGCGGCGTGAAATCGTGCACCACAGGACCAAGAAGCCGATCGACAAGCAATACCCGCTCATCCCAGGCTATGCCTTCGTCTGCGACGTGGACGACTGGCTGCGCCTCAACAACTGCGATTTCGTGGCCGGTGTCCTCGGTGTGAGGGGAACCCCCATGCCGATCATGCCAACGGTCATTGACGCCGTTCGCGATGCCGAGGCCGTCATCCTCTCCGAATACGAGAGGCAGAAGGCCATGCGCCGCCAGCGGGAGAAAGAGCAGGCCGACCGTCTGCAGCACATTCCGCAGCGCCGCGCCCGTCAGATGTACCCAGCAGGAACGCCAATCGTCATCGACCGCACGCACGTCCTCCTTGGCGGCATGAAGGGTAGGGTAGTGGACGCAACCGGCCGGCAGACCATCAAGGCAGTGATTGAAACGCTCAACGGCATGGTGAATGCAGAGCTGTCGTTGGCATTTGTGGAGAAGGTGGCGTGATGACGGACGAAGTGATTAAGCTTGTGTCTATCGGTATGCTCGGTTGGGGTCTGGGTTTCTTCTCTGGTTGCGTTTACACGGTGGTGAGAGGGTGGGCACAAAACCAATGATTAAAACATACGATCAAGGGTATAGAGACGGAGCTAATGAGGCACTGAAGGCGGCTTCAAAATTCCTAAAAGAAATTTCCGATGAAGAACTTTCTAGTGCGGAGTGCCATAGAGGTGTGGACATAGATTTATTTTATTACCACTCGTATCGAGCTAGTACTTATTTGACAGCCTCAGATCTTGTTTTGGAAATAAAGCTCGAATCCTGACTCCGTGCGTCGGAGCCGCCTGTTGATACCTGATTGTATCTATTGATCATTAACCGCAAATCAGTTAACAATTCGGCCAGTGATTTGTTGGGCTGTGCTGTAGCGGAACATCGCCGGGCCCCATGGGAGAGCTTCACGGCTCCCAGCTTCAGCGGAATATTCTCTGAATTTGGAAGAGGGCTTCCCCGTCAATGGGGCCCTTGAACGTTTGAGGGATAAGGCCTCGCATCTTCCAAAGCCATAGGAGACGGCCTCCTTCATAGCCGTAGTTGGGTAACGGGTCTGGAAAAGTCCTTGTAGCCAGACGCCCGCAAGGGGCCGACTAGGGCATGAATTCGAGGCAATGCCTCAACGATATCGGGAAGGGCAGAAGCCTGGGTGTGGAGCGGCGTAAGGCTGCATGATGGTTGTACGGGCCGAAGAAGCCGTGCAAGTGCGCTCCCAAGCCTTCCCGATCATTTCAGGAGATATCGTGGACCCCCTCGACATCCTCCCCGATCCCTTCTCCGCCCTAGACAACTGCTGCTACATGCGCAAAGCCACCATGGACGGAATAGAGGGCTACGTTCTTCTAGACTGCGACGGAGAGGTTGAGTTCTTCACCGACAACCGCAGCAACATCTTCTTCCATGCCGCAAAGCATGAGCTGGTGATCGTCCAGCCGAATTGAGGTGCAAAGATGGCTCATGACCGCCCGATAACGGAATGGAAGCCTCTATGGTTCTTCCCGTGGGTTGAGAGCCGTCGGCGCATGGCCTTCCTCGACACCAACCCTAACGTGCCGCTCGATCTCGTCCCCACTTGGAATGAGTACCGTTGGCGCAAGTGACCCGCCCCATTCTCATCCTCCTCACCATAACCCTCCTAGTTATAGCAGCCGCCTCCATCATTTCATGCGCTGCTCCTCAGGTGTGCAGGTATTGCTGGGTGGCAGGAACAAGCCAATGAAAGACATGAAGATAGCGATCGGCGGCTTCTGCTTGTTCTGGCTCGTCGTCCTTATGTCCGTTGATTGGACTGCTACCGCGCCACACGACCAGAACGCCTCGAACAGCGCGGCATTCCTGACTGGCCTGACCATTGGCACCGCGTCAGGTGGTAGATAGCGCTCATCGTAGAAAATTCTCCGCCGACCTCTCGGCTGGATAGAAATGAAATTCCACCAGCCGTAATTGGAGTGGAGCGAGATAATGAAAATCAACACCTTAGCCTTTGAGAACAAAATCTGATGTTCGAGGCAGGCAAAAGCGGGAACCCAGGCGGTCGCCCAAAGCACAAGCCGTTTCAAGAAGCGCTCAGGATGGAGATGCTCGCTGCTGAACGTGGCGAGGAATGCATTGCTCCTGTCGGCTCTCTTCGCTGGAATGCGAGGGAGCTTCTTAAGAAGGGTGATGTTCCGTCTATTCGTGAGATTGCTGATCGTCTCGATGGGAAGGTAGCTCAGGCAATCGTCGGCGGCGACGAGGATGACAATCCGGTCAACGTCGTACACCGCATCGAACGTCACATAGTCCGTGCGAACTCTTCAGATACCAACGGCTGAGGTCTTCGAGCCTCTTCTCGCCCCATCTCGATACAAAGGCGCAAAGGGCGGTCGTGGCTCTGGCAAGTCGCATTTCTTCGGTGGCCTGATGATCGAGGACCATCTCGCGGAACGCGGGATGCTATCGGTCTGCATTCGTGAAGTGCAAAAGACGCTGGCCGATTCCTCGAAGCGATTGCTTGAGGGGAAGCTGGCTGATTTCGGCTTGGGAGAAGCGGACGGGTTCAAGGTCTTCCGCGACACGATCGAGACGCCAGGAGATGGCGCGATCATCTTTCAGGGCATGCAGGACCACACAGCGGAATCGATCAAGTCGCTCGAGGGATTCAAGCGGGCTTGGTGGGAAGAAGCGCAGACGGCCTCGGGCCGATCCCTCAACCTGCTTCGCCCAACGATCCGCGCTCCCGGCTCGGAGATCTGGTTTAGCTGGAACCCGCGCCGCAAGGTCGACCCTGTTGACCTGATGATGTGTGGGGATGAACGGCCGACTGGTTCGGTTCTCGTCACAGCCAATTGGAGAGATAACCCCTGGCTCACTCCAGAGCTTGAGCAAGAGCGCCTCGACTGCCTTCGCATGCAGCCCGACCAATACGACCATATCTGGGAGGGCGGGTACTTGAGCGTTGCATCAGGCGCCTACTTCGCCAGACATCTCGCGGACGCCAAGAATGAGGGCCGCATAGGCAAGGTGGCTGCCGACCCGCTCATGACCATCCGGCTCATCTGCGATATCGGCGGCACTGGCGCACGAGCCGACGCATTCACAATCTGGGCATGCCAGTTCATCGGCAAGGAGATCCGGTGGCTCGACTATTACGAGGCAGTTGGTCAACCGCTGGCCTCGCATCTCAATTGGTGCAGGTCAAAAGGCTACACGCCAGAGCGGGCTCAATTCTGGCTGCCGCACGATGGCTCAACCAACGACAAGGTTTACGACGTTTCCTACGAAAGCGCGCTCCGTGACGCTGGATACAAGGTTACGGTCGTCCCCAATCAGGGGAAGGGCGCTGCATCTGCCCGTATCGAAGCAGCAAGACGCCTCTTCCCAAACATGTGGTTCAACGAGGCGACGACAGAAGGCGGTCGTGCTGCTCTTGGCTGGTATCACGAGAAGAAAGACGACGCTCGCGGCATTGGCCTTGGTCCAGAGCACGATTGGGCCTCGCACGGCGCTGACTCCTTCGGGCTTGGCTGTGTCGTCTACGAAGAACCTCACGCTCCACGGAAGAAAGACCCGCGCGGCCATGCCGGCGCAGGCGCCTGGATGGGATAGCTGAATGGCTGAAGAGAAGAAAGACGATCTGCTCGCAGAGGGCAGGACGGCGTTCGAGCGCTGCCAGGACGCAGAGTCCGACAACCGGCAGACCGCGCTCGACGACATCCGCTTCTCTCGCCTCGGTGAACAGTGGCCGCGTGACATCGAGAAGCAGCGCAGGGACGAGTTCCGCCCGTGCTTGACCATCAACAAGATGCCGGCATTCATCCGCCAGGTCGTCAACGATAGCCGTCAGAACAAGCCTTCGATCAAGGTTCACCCCGTCGATAGCAACGCGGACCCGAAGACGGCCGAAGTCATCAACGGGCTGATCCGCAACATCGAATACACGTCAAACGCTGATGTGGCCTATGATACCGCGATCGAGCAGAGCGTTTCCGGTGGCTTTGGCTATTGGCGCGTCGGCATGGATTATGCCTATGAAGACACGTTTGAAATGGATCTATCCATCGAGCGCGTTGCAAACCAGTTCTCGGTCTATGGCGATCCTGACAGCATGTCAGCCGATTCCGCTGACTGGAACGTGGCGTTCGTCGTCGAACCGATGCGCAAGGCCGAGTTCGAAGCCAAATATGGCAATAAGAAGAACGCAGAAGGTGCAGACGTTAACGTAGACTTCGAAAGCGATGCATGGGCAAACGCCGGCATCTGGATCGAAGACGAAACGGTCATGGTTGCCGAGTGGTGGAAGCGTGAGCCGATCGAAAAGGAGATCGTCAAGCTTTCCAACGGCCATGTGTATGCTGCCGAGGATGTGGAGAAGGACATCGACCTGCAGGCGATGCTTGATGCAGGCGTGCTTCAGGTCGTCGGTACGCGCAAGACGCGCTCCCACAAGGTGACGCAAATCATCATGTCGGGCGCCGATATCCTTGAGAAGAACGACTGGCCAGGCTGCTACATCCCGATCATCCCGGTTTACGGTGATGAGATCGTGGTTGAGGGCAAGCGTTACTTCCGAAGCCTGATCCACAGCGCCAAGGATGCGGCGCGGATGTTCAACTACTGGCGCACGACGAGCACGGAGCTTGTCGCTCTAGCTCCTCGGGTGCCTTGGATCGGCCGCAAGGGGACGTTTGACAGCGATGTGGATCGTTGGGCAACAGCGAACACAACCAGCCACGCTTATCTGGAATACGACGGCGAAGCACCACAGCGTCAGCCTCTCGACGTTGGTCCAGCCGCAGGAGCCCTACAGGAGGCGCTGAACGCCTCGGACGACATGAAGGCCATCATCGGCATTTATGACGCGTCCTTGGGTGCCAGATCGAACGAGACGAGCGGCCGCGCCATCATGGCACGCCAGCGTGAAGGGGATGTCGCGACATTCCACTTCATCGACAACTTGGCCCGCGCAATCCGCCACACCGGCAGAATCCTGATCGACCTCATTCCGAAGGTCTACAGCGACGAGCGCGTTATTCGTGTCCTCGGTGAGGATGGCTCTCCTCGCTCGGTGCAGGTCAACAGCGGGCAGCCTCAGCCGGTCATGGGTTCGGATGGCAAACCGCAGGAAGATGAGCAGGGCCAAGCCATCATGGCGATGCATGACCTCACGGTCGGCAAGTATGACCTGACTGTCACGACCGGCCCGAGCTTCACCACACGTCGCGAGGAAGCCGCTATGCAGATGACGGAGTTCGTTCGTGCCTTCCCGGCCGCTGCTCCTGTCATTGGCGATCTTCTGGCTATGAACCTCGATTGGCCTGGAGCCGACGAGATTGCCGAGCGGCTGAAGTCGATCAATCCTGCACTGCAGAACAAGGGCCTTCCACCTGAAGTCCAGCAGATGATCCAGCAGGGACAGCAGGCCATTCAGGAACTTACGCAGAAGGTTCAGGCTCTTGAGGCTGACAAGTCGGTTGATCAATTCAACGCTGAAACCCAGCGCATGAAGGTCGTAGGCGACCTCAAGAACGATCAGGCGACGACCGCCATCAGTGCGGCTTCGCACCTCGTGAAGCTCGATCAGCCGCAACCGGCACAGAATCCCACGCGCCAAGGGTAAGCGGCGCTCTTTTCCTCCCACCAAACCTGAAAACGGAGTGGACCTCGATGCAAGAGGCTTTGACGGCTGTTGCCGATGCACAGGCTATGCCTGCAGGCGGAGAGCAGCAGCAGAATGCAGCGAATGCTAGTGAAACCCCAGAGGTCGAACTGGAGAATGACAACGAGGTCGTAGACGGCGAAGAAGGCGAAGGCGAAGGCGACGAACAGCCGGAACTAGAGCTTGCCGACGTTGAATACGAAGGAAAGGCGTACAAACTGCCTCCGGAGCTGAAAGACGCTCTCCTCCGGACCGCAGATTATACCCGCAAGACGCAGGAAGTCGCGGAACAGCGCAAGACGGTCGAAGCCAAAATGGCCGAAGCCCAAGCCGCCTACCAGACCTCCCAGGAAGTGATCGAGGGTCGGGCGTTGATCCACCACATCGATTCACAGCTCAAGCAGTATGTGGACCTCACTCCACAGCAATGGCAGCAGTTGGAGAACGAAGACCCCATGGCGGCAATGTCGCACTGGCGTCAGTTCCAGCAGCTCCAGCAACAGCGCGGTCAGGTCGCTCAATACCTCGACAAGACGCAGAACGACTTGTCCGAAAAGGCGAAACAGGCAACTGCAGATCGCCTCCGGGAAACACGCGCGTTTGCGGAAAAGGAACTCAAGGGCTGGACGCCCGATCTGGATAACAAGATCACCGAGTTTGCAACGAAGGATCTCGGCTTCTCCGTCGACAGCCTTCGCGAACAGTACACCCCGCAGGTGTATCGCACGCTCTATCTTGCCCACATCGGCCACCTCGCTCTCCAGAAGCAAACAGCCGCCCCCAAGGCCACTGCCCCGGCTGCTCAACCCCTCAACAAAGTGACAGCACGAGCAAACCCGCCTCCAACGGGCCTCGATGATCGCCTGCCGCAAGATGAGTGGCTGAAACGCCGTCAAGCGCAGCTCGCCAAGCGGGGCTGATCCCAACCTCTCCCTGAAGGACAGAAAGCCTCATGGCCAATTCTATACTCACACCCACTGCGGTGACGCGCGAAGCGCTCCGCATCCTCCACCAGAAGCTCAACTTCGTCGGCTCGATCAACCGCCAGTACGATGACAGCTTCGCAAAGTCGGGCGCCAAGATCGGCGATACCCTGAAGATCCGTATGCCTAACCGCTACACGGTTCGCACGGGTAAGACGATCGCCACGCAGGACACGCAGGAAGAAAGCCAGAACCTCACTGTGGCGACACAGAAGGGTGTGGACACCAACTTCTCGTCTGCAGACCTGACGCTCTCGCTCGACGACTTCTCCAAGCGCATTCTGGAGCCGGCCATGGCCGTCTTGGCTGCGAACATCGAATACGACGCGATGTCGATGTTCAAGGATGTCTACAACGCGATCTGGACGCCGGCTTCCACGCTTGCATACAACGACGTGCTTTCGGGCCGCGTTCTCATGCAGCGCGGTCTTGCCCCGCTGAATGACCGCAGTGCAAACCTGAACTCGCTGGACATGTCCACCTTGGTGAAGGACACCAAGACGCTGTTCAACGACCAGGCGCAGCTCTCCAAGCAGTACAAGGAAGGCTACATGGGTCGCGCCGCTGGCTACGACTTCATGGAAAACACCTTGTGGCCTGGGTTCACGCGTGGCGGCGCTGATGCCAACTACGTCGTCAACACCTCGACCGGCATCACCTCCGGTTCCGCAACGATTGCCGTCACGGCTGGTACTGGTACGCTCGTGAAGGGCGACATCATCACCATCGTCGGCGTCAACTCGGTTCACCCGGAAACCAAGGTGGACAACGGCGTCCTGCAGCAGTTCGTCATCACGACGGATTATGTAGGCGGCGCGGGCAACATCACCGTTTCCCCGACCCCGGTCACGTCAGGCGCCAAGCAGAACGTCGTCATCAACTCTGCCGGCGCGAGCAAGGCCGTTGTTGTCGCTGGTACTGCATCCGGTCAGGATACGACCTCGCTGCTCTACCAGGAAGACGCCTTCACCTTCGCCACGGCCGATCTGGTCATGCCGAACGGTGTGGATTTCGCACGTCGCGAAGTTCAGGACGGCATCTCGATGCGTATCGTCCGTCAGTACGACATCAACAACGACAACCTGCCCTGCCGAATAGACGTTTTATATGGATATAAGACGCTGCGGCCTGAGTGGGCGACCCGTCTCCACTTCAACTAAGGGTCTCCAGAAAGGATAATGGACATGCCAGTTGAATATCTCGGCGCCGGTTCCCCAGACGGAACCCAACTAGGCCGCAACACCACAACCGACAAAATCGGTTTCTACGGCACTACCCCGATTGTGCAGCGGGCTTCTTCTGCACAGGCATCCAGCTTGATTGCTGCCACCACGTCGCTCACTGCGAACATGGCTGCGGCGATTCAGGAAATCATGGCCACGATGACCGCTCTTGGTCTGTGGAAGGGTTCAGCCTGATCATGAAGGTAGTCATCGGGGTTCCGACCCTTACGAAGCCCCATGACGCCACGCTGAATGCAATCGAAGAAGCAATCCCGGCGCTCGACCGTGCCGGGATTGTTCACAGTCTGGTGGCTGAAATAGGCTGCCCGTACATCAGTTGCGCCCGCGCGATCCTTATGCGCAAGGCATTCGAGGCCGACGCTGACGCAATCGTTTTTCTCGATCACGATGTTTCGTTTCGACCCGAAGACCTCGTGAAGCTGATCAAGGCCCCCGGCGACGTTGTTGCCGGAACCTATCGCTTCAAGAAGGTTGAAGAAGAATACATGGGAGCGCTGGTTGATGTGGAAGATCACCGTCCGATCGTCCGCGAAGACGGTTGCATCAAGGCTGATCGTGTCCCGGCTGGCTTCCTGAAGATCACGCGCGCTGCAGTCGAAAAGTTCAAGCGCTGCTTTCCTCACCTCATTTTCAAGGACCGCGACGGCTTTGAGTCCGTGGATCTGTTCAACCATGGAGCTCACGATGGGCTCTGGTATGGCGAGGATTATGCCTTCTGCCGGAATTGGGTCTCCATCGGCGGGGAAATCTGGCTCGTTCCTGATCTGAACATCGATCACCACCACGGCGAAGTCGCCTATCGCGGCAATTTCCACGAATTCATGCTGCGCCAGCCTGGAGGCTCGAATGAGCATCAGCAACTATAGTGAACTGAAGGCAGCAGTCGTCGACTGGATGGCGCGCACCGACCTGACCGGCAACGCGGCCGACTTCATCACGCTTGCCGAAGCCCGTTTGAACCGCCTGCTTGGCCCTGTAGGGACGACGGCGAACCTTACAGGCGTCATTGGCAACCAAACGCTCAATATCGCGTCTCTATCCGTTCAGGAGCCCCAGAACCTCTACGTGTCTGAGGGTGTGTCTGACTACTTCGTCGTTCCCCGCGCTCTCGGTACCTACTCCACAACCACGGTCCAAGGTCGCCCAACCATGTGGGCTATCGAAGGCGATACGATCACATTCGATCGGCCAATGCTCTCGGCCTACGCCTTCCGATTTGTCTATCTCGGCCGGTTTGCACTCTCGGACTCGGCGCCAACCAACGAATTTCTGACCAACCATCCGGATCTGTATCTTGCTGCGGCGATGGTCTGGGGCTGCGGCTATGTCAAGGACCAGTCCGGCGGCGTGTGGAAGCAGATGCTTGACGAGTTCACCGCCGAAGTGGCGCACGACAACGCCCGCAAGAAGCGCTCGCAGCTCACCGTTGACCCAGGCCTTGGGACGATCGGCCGCTATCGCTACAACAGCACGGTTGATTCATCGCTATGATGATCCCGTTTCCCGCATTTGAGCCGGATAAATCGCCATTCGAAGGTACGAGCAGCGCCAACGTCGTCAATGCTCTTCCAGTCGCCAATGGCTGGGGGCCGATGCCCGGGCTCTCCGTCATCACCTCCGCATTGCCTGGAGAGTGCCGGGGCGGCGTCTACGTGCGCACGGCAGCTGGAAACTATGTCGTGATCGCCGGCACTGCGTCACGGCTCTATAAGCTGAACACAACAGATTACACATGGACAGACATATCAGGCCCGAGCGCGCCGTATAACGTGCCGCTACAGGATGCTTGGACCTTCACCCGCTTTGGCGACAAGTTGGTGGCGCACAACATCACTGACGCCATTCAGGTCTATGATATCGAGGCGGCTGGCAACTTCGCAGATCTCGCCGGAAGTCCTCCGAAGGCGAAATATTCGTGGGTCGCGGGTGATTTCCTCGTCCTTGGCTATCTCGAAGGCACAAATGGCCAGAAGACGGTTCGCTGGTCAGGTGTCAACAACATCGAGTTCTGGACGATCAAGGAGCGCGGCGCAGACTTTCAGGAGTTGCCCGAAGGTGACGAGGTGATGGGCGGCTTTGCCGAGCAGGGCGGCTTTACCGTCATCCAGCGTGCCGCCATGCAGTTTTTCCCGTTCGCTCCAAGCTCTGGCTTCACCTTCACGCGAACCGTGCTCAATCCGAAGCAGGGGACGCTTGCGCCTCGGTCCATCGTCTCCATTGGCCCCGGCCGGTTCTTCTATCTCTCGGAAGACGGCTTCTTCGGCGGCGTCGATCGCCAGCCAATTGGGGCTGAGAGAGTGGATCGCTGGTTCCTCGAACAGGTTGACCAAACTTATCTGGGCGACGTGCAGGGATCGGCAGACCCATTCGAGAAGATTGTATGGTGGAAATACCGCGCCCTGAACGGCAACTTCTACCGCCTCGGCTATGACTGGCAGCTAGACCGCTGGTGCACGACTGATATCGCGGTTGGCGAGATGATGGCGCTGGCGACCCCTGGCGTGACGTGGGACGGCCTATCGCTGCTTTATTCGCAGATCGACGACGTGACGGAGCCATTCGACAGCCGGTTGTTCACTGGTGGACGGCCGACCTTCGCAACCTTCACCACCGACAACAAGCTTGCGTGGTTCACCGGCCCAAACCTTCAGGCGACGATAGACACGGCAGATGTCGAGATAGACAGCACTGTCCGCACGTTCGTCAACGAAGCGCGGGTGATAACGGACGCTCCAAGAGACCAGTTCACGCTTGCGGATGGGACCAGCGGCTATCACGGGGATTCGGTCACGTGGTCCAGCGCCAATTCTGCCAATCGTGCTGGCCTCGTGCCATTCCGGTCTGATGGAAGACTGCACAAGTTTCGTCTGATCGTCGCGGAAGGTGCCGTCTGGTCAATCGCTAGCGCAGTCAATGCCCACGGCACGGCGAGCGGAGAGCAGTAAATGGCGGTTCTCGGCACATTCGTCGGCAACGTTTCGCAGCCGGTTTCTCTCAATCTGGCCGGAACGTCACTGACCGATCTGGTTACGGCGGCTGACGATTCCATAACTGCGGCCTCCATCTCATTCGCGAACGACTCGGGTGGTTCGGTCAACTGCTACGTCTATTGGTATCAGGCGAGAACCGCGACGGACTTCATGGTCTGGGTCGGGGCTGTTGCCTCTAAGACGACGGTGACAGTTTCTGACATCCCCATCCGTTTGGCCGAAGGCGACAAGATCAAGGTCATAGGCGCAGCGAGCGTCAGGGCCACGTCGATCAATATGCTCAACTACGCTCTCAGCCGATGAAGATAGGCATAGCGAATGCTGCCGAGGTCGATCAGGTCTGGCCTCTCTTCTCCGCACGCCTTCAGGAAGCCTGCGACAGGACCGGGGGTGATATTTCGTCAGGCGAACTTTGGCAGATGTGCCGGTCAGGTCAGGCCTTTTGCGTTGTTGTCTTTGACGAGCAGCCGCGCGCGATCCTGATCATGCAGTTCCAGAAGTGGACGGCAAAGACGGTCATGCGCTGCCTCGGCATCGTTGGCGATGGTGTCAACGACTGGCTCCCAGCGGCAAGGGATTTCATCGCGAACATGGCGAGAGAAGGCGGCGCGACAAGCTTCGTGGCCGAAGGACGAGACGGTTGGGCGAAACTTTTCCCCGACGCGAAGAAACTGCGCACCACTTACGAGGTCCAGATATGACCGGTTCCAGCAAACAGACAACACAGACGACAAATTCCGCACCGTGGACCGGCGCACAGCCGGCGCTCAACACGGCGCTGTCTGGGGCTCAGAACCTCTATAACAGCGGCGTTGGGTCTCAGGTTTATACAGGCTCGACCGTTGTTCCATGGGACATCAACACTCAGCACGCCATGGGCGACATTGCCCAGAATGCCGCCAAAAACACATATGGCGGCGGTCTTTCCGGGCAGTACCAGAAAATCATAAGCAACGGTGGCCGAACCGGTGGGCAGCAGAACGCCGCGAACATCTATGCCGCTATCGGCAATGGTGATGGCTTAACGCCAGAACAACGGAATGCCATCAAGAACACCCAGAGCATAGCTAACGCGTCGTGGTCCGTTTCTCCCGAGCTTCAGAAGGTCATCGACCAGACGAACGCCGACGCCAACACCAACGTCAGCTTGGCTAACTCCGCTGGCGGTCGATACGGCTCCGGGTCTGGCAACGCGGCGATTGCGGATGCGGTCAGCAAGAACACCAACAATCTGCTGTATTCGGACCTTAACAACTTCCAGACCCGCAAGGACGCTGCGAACTCCAGCCTCTACAACATGGGCCAGGGTGGCTTGGCCAACCGCATGAACGCCTTCAACGCGCTTGGTGCGCTCGACCAGCAGGCATTCGGCAACCTCGGCGCGGCCTATACCGGCATGCAGGCCCCGGCGCAGGCGCTTATGCAGGTAGGGGCGATGAACGAGGATCTGGCCACGCGGAACCTGAATGACAGGCTGCGGATCTTCGACGCCCAGCAAAACAAGCCATGGGAGAATTTGTCGAGGCTCAATGCCATCGCGTCTGGTGCAGGGCAGCTTGGCGGCACGTCCACGCAGTCGGCCCCCGGTCAAAATCCGTTCCTCACTGCACTTGGGTATGGCGCGACAGGTGCCGGTCTTCTCGGGAGTTTCTTCTAAATGGCTCTCTTCCCCACACTCGGCAATCAGGTCGCTCCTTGGTTCGCAGGCAACGACCAGCCTTTCAACAACTCCAACACGCTCCTTAGCGTCGGGCTCGGACTGCTTAGCGGCAAGACCGCACAGGATCAGGTTGGGCAAGCGGCGTCGAACTTCGCCAACGAGCGACAGGCAGGGCGAACCTATAATCGCACCCTCCAGTTTCTTCGGCAGAACAACCCTGATCTGGCGCAGGCTGTCGAGAGCGGCGCCATGGGCCCTGCTGATGCATACAAGCTCTATCATCAGGAAAAGTTGCAAGCGCAAAAGCCTGTAAAGAATTTCTCTTTCCAGACCCTTCCTGATGGCACATATGGGAACTACGACAACGAAACGGGTGTTTTCAGCCCTCTTGGCAAGGCCGAGAAGGCTGGCGGAATGGATGACTACTCCAACCGTGCCAATGCAGCCAAGAGCCTGGGGCTAGCTCCTGATGATCCGCGCTATCAGGCGTTCGTCCTCACCGGGAAGATGCCGCGCGAAGACGCTCAACCGCTCACGACGACCGACAAGAAGGCCATTCTTGAGGCCGACGACTCCATCTCAACGAACAAGTCAGCTATTGGCCTCCTCGATCAAGCGCTAGCCATCAACGACAAGGCTAATTCGGGCTGGTTCACCGGCACGCGTGCGACGATCGGCAACAACCTGCCGGATTGGGCGGTTCCTGATGCGATTTCGTCTCCGGAAAGCTCCGCAGCAACGACGGAATACGACAATCTGGTGCAGCAGGGCGCCTTGAGCCAGTTGAAAACCATCTTCGGCGGCAACCCGACAGAAGGCGAACGCGCCATCCTGCTCGAACTGCAGGCGTCATCTAACAAGCCGCCTCCAATCCGCGCGAAGATCCTGCAGCGGGCGAAGGAACTGGCAAACAACCGGCTCATGCTCAACCAGCAGCGCGCTGACCAGCTTCGCGGCGGTGACTTCTACAAGCCGCAGGGCGGGATGAGCGGTCAGGGCGGGCCTTCCGTCGATGACCTTCTCAAGCAATACGGTGGTCAGTAATGGCTATGCTCTCGGCCCAGCCGAACGCAAAGGGGCTCCTTTCGGCAGGCAATATCGACCTGTCAAAGCGGCCTGTCGTCAAGAATCCTGATGGCTCGATCAGCACAGTGCGTTCCATGTCGTTCAATGAGGACGGCAGAGAAATCCTCGTCCCCACGGTTTCCCCTGACGGGAAGCTGCTCAACGAGGATCAGGCTATCGATCTCTATCATCGCACCGGTCAGCACCTCGGCATGTTCGACAATCCTGACGATGCGACCGCATACGCTCAGACCCTTCATAGCCAGCAAGAGCAGATGTATGCACAGCCGCAGGAGGCGCCGAAGATGGACCGAATGCAGCAGCTTTCCACCGCACTCGTTAATGCCGACAAGGCAGGCGACGTAGAGGCGGCAAAAACGCTTGCTGCGGAGATCATCCGCATGCGTGGCGAGCAGGGGAAGGCAGAACCTTCGAAGCCAACGCCATCAGGCCGTCACCTCACCTACGAGGAAGGTCTCGCCGCGATGGATGCCGAAGGGGCAAACGGCGCTGTTGGCACTGGCATGATGGGAGCCATCGAAGGCATCCCGGTTGCTGGCCCATATCTCAAGAGCGGCCTGCAAAAGGCTTCGGCTGGTCTGTCGTCTCTGTTCGACGGCGAGAGCTACGACACAAACCTAAAGCAAGCGCAGGCTATCACGGACGAGGCGCAGCGCGCTCATCCTGGCATCAATACGACGGGTCAAATAGCCGGGGCTGTCGGTAGCATGATCCCGCTCGGAGCGACCGGAACAGGTGCACGCCTCCTCGGCTTGGCAGGCCCTACCTTCCGCGGCCGACTTGCTATGTCGGCTCTCTCTGGCGGCGGTATTTCCGCAGCCGATACCGCGGCTCGGGGTGGAGACGTTCGGGACGTGATCGGTAGCGGCGAGATTGGCCTCGGCATTGGCGCTGCCGTTCCTGTCCTCGGCGCAGGCATCAGCGCAGGCCTCCGCGGCATTGGAAACACCGTCTACCCGCTCGCGAACTCCATCATCAATCCCGCGGCAGAAGCTGGTCGGCGCGTCGGTACTGCTGTGGCTCGTGATGCCGCGGCAAACCCCACGGGGGTTCTTTCCGCGGCTGATGAGGCAGTAGCCCGTCAAGCCAATGTTCCTCTGGTCAACGCTGACCGCGGCGGGGAGGTCACGCGTGCGCTTGCTCGTTCGGTTGCGAACCAGTCCCCCGAAGCTCGCGCCATCATCAGCAATACGGCGGATGACCGCTTTGCGGGACAGTCTGGCCGTGCCATCAACTTCGTTCGTCGCCTGACAGGTGGCAACGCGGACGATATCGCCCACCAGGAGGCCATTCGTCAGCAGGCGCGAGCAGTCAACACGCCAGCGTATCAGGCCGCTAACTCGGCTCCTGAAGCGCAATCGATCTATACACCGACGCTCCAGCAGTTGATGCAGTCCCCGTCGTTCCGTTCTGCTGTCAATCAGGTTCCGCGGCGGTCGGCTGACCGCGGCGCCGTCCAAGGCTTCAGGGAGATAGGAAACCCGTTCTCGGTCAATAGCCGCGGCGACTATGTTCTTCGCCAAAGGGCAGACGGAACGTTGGTAACGCCTTCCCTGCAGTTCTGGGATCAGGTCAAGCGCAACCTCGACTCCTCTATCAGCAAGGTCCGCGGGGATCGAACGCGGACGGCTGATCTTGAGGCTCTTCGTGGTCGTCTGATCGAGGAACTGGACAATGCCGTCCCGGCCTACCAGACCGCGCGCCGCGGCGCTGCTGGGTTCTTTGATGCAGAAGACGCACTGGACGCTGGCAGGAACTTCTTGAACACGCCCCGCTCGATCCCAGAGGCTACCAGAGCTATCCGCGGCTTTTCTCCAGCAGAACGCCGCGCGTTTGAGACTGGATACGCATCAGAACTGATCGACAAGCTCAAGGTTCCCGGTGACCGGACGAACGTCATTAACTCCGTATTCGGCAACCAGGCATCTCGCGAGCAAATCCAACTTGTCTTTGGTCCTGATCGTGCACGGCAGCTTGAGGCCTATGTGCGTGTTGAGAACCTTGCCGACCGGCTCCGCGGGGCGATGGGCAACTCAACGACTGCTCGCCAGCTTGTGGAAATGGGCCTTGGTGCCGGCGGCGGTGCTTATCTGACCGGTGATTGGAAAGGAGCAATCGCAGGTGCCGCCGCGGCCCGCGGAGCGCGTTACATCGGCCAGCGGGCTGACGCACAGGTTATGGAGCGCATGGCTCAACTGTTGACCACGGACAATCCGGCAAATCTTCGCCTAGCGGTGCAACAGGCAGCAAGAAACCCTGGGTACATGCGGGCGCTCCAGTCGCTAGAAACGGCGATTGGCGCACCGGCACGCGGCGCAGGGCCTGCTATTTCGTCGCAGCGTCAGTGAAGCAGGGAGAGGGTCCACGCACCCATGTCGTGGGCGTAGTTGGCCTTCAACCACCATCCTATCGGGATCAGCACTGCTGCGGCGATAAAATAGCTGATTACGGCAATCGCGTCCGGCTTAGGCGTCTCGTTCAAGTCTGAAATCCTCGGTTGGGTTCGCCGCCCACGCGCACGATAGACGAAGTTTCCCTAACATCCAAGTGAGGTTCACATGGCATCTCGCCAGCGTGAGTTCTATAGCCGCGCCTATGGTCAAGCCAGGGCGGCAGGGCTTCCAGATGCTCAAGCACGCCTTGCCGCATCCCAAGCCGCTCTAGAGACGAATTTCGGCCAGAACTCCGTAGGTAACAACTATTTCGGCATCAAGGCCGGCAGCTCATGGAACGGGCCTTCTGTCACTGCCGGAACATGGGAAGACTACGGCAACGGGCCAGTCAGAGAGCGTGCCGCTTTCCGGTCCTATGAAGACCCGACCGACTCCTTCCGGGACTGGCAATCGACATTAGGCAAACGCTGGGGCGGGGCTCTCGCTGCTCCGACGCTGTCTGATGCTGTTGAGGGCCTGAACTACGGTCGCCCTGGCGGCTATGCCACGGATCGAAACTACGGCTCGAAAATCCGTTCCATTGATGCCCGTTATGGCCCATCGAGCATGGAAGTCGGTTTCGACGCTCCCACGCCAACGTCCCGGCCTCCTGACCTTGAAGGCATCCTCTCGGCCTCCGAGCCCGTCAGCCCGCAGGAATACGCCGCCTACAGCTCTCCGCTTACCTCCGTCCAACGCGCTCCCTTGAAGGACGTAAACATGCGCCTCCAGCAGCCCACTATGCAAACCGTCCCTGAATTGAGCTATGGCCGGTTCGCGACGACACCCTTCGACGAAGCCCGATTTGCAGCCGCGCCCGGAGCAACCGGCAAGAACGCCCTCCGTCGCGGCCTTCTCGACCAGCAGCTAGACGCCGGCATTCTCCCATCTCTTGACAATCCGGCCTATGCGGCCATGGCACAGCCCGATTACGTGGACCCCACGGTAACGAGCGCCTACGCAGAACCGGCATCGATCAAGACGGCAGCCGTTCAAGCCCCTCCAGCCTTCGACGCGCAGCCGGGGCTAACGGGTGGCCTCCTGTCCCCGCAAGAGCAGCGGGCCGTTGCAGCGCAGCGCGCCTATCTCGATCAGCAGCCGTTCAACAAGGCCCCGTCGCAGTTCGGCAGCAAGGCCAAGCAGGCGGCGGGCAGCATCCTCGGGGCGGTCCTAGGCGGTCTCACGCTCGGGCCGGTTGGTGCGCTCGGCGGCGGACTGCTCGGCAATGTCGTCACGCGCCCCGGTGGACTGCTTGGCAGCCAGTTCCCCGACAAGCCAAAGTCTCAAAGCCGTGGCGACGGCAGCCTGACGGACTACGGCCGCTCTGTCGCAAATCAATCCAGTCAATTCTCAAGGGCTATGGCCTCTGGTGGAAAGGGTCTCTACTGATGGTGTCTCCTAAGACGAAATTCCTTGAATGGGACCCAACCGCCAGCAACAACACCGATATTGCCGGCATATCAATTCTCGGCACGGCGGCTGTTGACAATTTCGACGATGCTTTGCGAACTGTCATGGCGCAGCTTCGCTCAGGCGTCGATGGGGAAGTTGTCTATGCGGCGAAGTCAAGCGGCTACACTGCTGTTGCCAACGACAACAACGCTATCCTACGCTTCACGGCCTCGGCAACGCTCTCGCTAACTGCCGCCGCCACTCTAGCCACGAACTGGCATATCACGGTCATGGCGCAGGGCGGGGATGTCACCATTGATCCAAACGCTTCGGAGACGATTAATGGGGCGACCACGCTCCTAGTTCGGGATGGCCAGGCTGCCTTCATCGTATGCAATGGCACGGCATTCTTTGCCACGGTCGTCAGCACGGCGATCTTCGGCATCAAGGGTGCAGACATCGCCTCAGCGGCCACGACCGATCTCAGTACCGCTACCGGCGATTACGTCAACATCACCGGCACGACGACCATCACGAGCTTCGGGACGGCGCCGGCTGGGACGAGGCGCGCGCTAAAGTTCGCGAACAATCTGACCCTGACGAATAACGCAAACATCGTCCTGCGGAATGGTGCGACGATGGAAACCTTCCCCGGCGCGATCATGGAGTTTGTGTCCGAAGGCGGTGGGGTCTGGCGGCAGGTCTGCAACACGCCGTCGCGAAATAGCTGGACGCCGACCGTATCCTCGTCTTCTGGAACGATAACGACGGCATCTGCATCCGGTTATTACTACAAAACATCGAACATCATCACCATCGTGGTAGTCATCAACATCACCACCAATGGGACTGGTGCACAGTCTGTCGTCATCTCTCTCCCGATCGCCAACAACGCCAGCTTCGGCGGCATTGTAACAGGCCGAGAAACGAATATCGGTGGCAAGACGGTTACGGGTTACGTCGCTGCTGGCAGTTCTTCTATGGCTATCACCAACTACGACAACACGTACCCCGGCTCAAGCGGTGCCGTTATTCGTCTTACCGGCCAATACGTAGCTGATTAAGGGGGAAATGATGGACGCGCGCGATCAGACGATTGACACGACCAAATATGTGTTCGGAGCCGAGTATACCTATGCTTGGCTCCACTACCTTAGAACATCAACCTTTGGCTCTCCGCGTAATGTCGTCTTCACTGGCGATAGCGTGACGGCCAATGCCATGATCACAGACGCCCTGTATTATAGGGAAACTATGTTCCGGCAGATGGCCGCACGAGACGGTATGGGCGACATGTTTGCGTGTGTGAACCACGGCCATCCTGGGGACACCACCAAAGATTGGTTCGATACCCATATTGCGGACGATCTTTCCTCAAACCCGATCATGCTTGTTACCCAATGGGGTGCCAACGATCCGGCTGGGAAAGCTGGCCCTCCAGCAGTTTCGCCGCTGAGCGACAAGCAGTCGAAATATTATTTGCGGGGATGCCTGGAGCGGGCCAGAACCGTAAGCATGGGTGGCAAGCCAGTTCAGGACATGACGATTGTCCTCATGATGCCGAATTCGATGTCCGACACGCCTTATGGCCGAGATGCTGAGCGGGTCGCAGAGATCAGCGGGTTCTACATGGAGGCTGCCAGAGATTACGACTGCTGTTTCATCGATACCTACGGCTACGCTCGCGATGTTCGGTGGGCATCGGGCTCAGCGTTCGACAACTACTTCGGCAACTACGTGTCTATCCACCCGCTGGAAGATATGCAGTTCCTATACATGACGCTTCTCTACGAGGCCGTCATGCCACGTGCGCTTCTGACGACGGTCAGCCGCAATTGGAACGTCAATATCTCTGGGAATACCCTGAAGGTCGCGGCTGGAACCCCCCTCACGTCTTACCAGTACGGGGACAGCAAGTACCGCTGTAACTCCGATGTAAGCTGGGCTTACAAGGATGGATGGGTGGAGACGAAGCGAACCGCTGACGGGTTCGGGGCGCAATTCAATTATGGCCTCGCTGGCAGCAACGGGTGCGCTCGACGCAACTGGAACCACGTATCGAGTTCTTGGCTTTCTTGGGTCACCTTATGAGGATAGCAATGGAAAACGTGTTTTATACGCAGTGCCTATCGATCGCTAACGAGTACATCGCACGCTTGTCTGCCGCTGGGAACGATATCACTTCAAGCGTTGCCGAGACTGCCGCAAAGCAGGCTGCTGAAAATCAGGATCTGATCGACAACCCCAACGACTTGAAGACAACGTGGACGGTTGAGAATTACGTTCGCGAGGCCGCTGGCTTGAACTGAGCAAGCCAACATATTATCGGTTGCACATGGAAAAAAGTAGCCGTTTCGAGTTCATCCATCTGCTTCGCGGCTTCGCGCCGCTGCTCGTCGTATGGGCTCACCTTGCGGACTGGTGGCCTAACCGGAATGGAATCCATTGGGTAGGTCAGGACATCTGGCTGGAATGGGTCGTCAGACCTCTGCAGCTCTCCCAATTCGGCGGCCATCTCGGCGTTGTTGTCTTCTTTCTCATCAGTGGGTTTGTGATAACTCACGTATCGCTGAGAGAGACCAGAGAGGCTTTCGCCGCTCGACGCGTCTATCGGCTGGCTCCGGTACTGTTCATTGCAACCGTCCTAACTGTACTCGCGGCAAGGTTCACCAACTGGATGGGCTCGCCTCCGATGATCGGAGTAGGTGCCACGTCTTCGGTCGACGTTCTCCTGAATGTGACGCTACTTTCGTGGTTCGTGGGAACCCCATGGGTTTTGAGCGTGACGTGGACGCTCCTGATCGAGGTCGTTTTTTACTGCATCGTACTGGTGGTAATCCCGATCAGCGGGAAGGCCCCTGTACGAGCGACGGTTGTCATGCTGCTGCTGTCGATAGCGGTTATCGTCCCCGTCCAACTCCTGAGCGATGACTCGGCTCAATATCTGGATAGGATCATCTATCTTCCGTTCCTGATCTGCGGGCGGTGTCTGTATTTTATGCGGGACAGGTTCTCGTGGCGATGGGTTTCCCTTGCAGGTATAAGCCTACTTCTCTTCGGAGCATTCCATGTGATGCGCTTCGGGGATGGTCTATGGGCTTCCAAATACCCGCCTGTTGCCACCTACGGGATCGCCTTGGCGATGTTCATTGGCTGCATGTACGCGCCACTAAACAGGACTCCGCAGCCGTTCCGCTGGCTGGGTGACATCAGTTATTCACTATACCTGCTTCACCTTCCGGTAGGCGCGACTATCCTCGCCGTGGCTACGAAGTTTGGACTTCCATTCGCCCCGGCGTTCATCTTAGCAATCGGTGTCAGTTGCCTAGTGTCTACGGCCTCATACAAGCTGGTAGAGGTTCCATTCCAAAGCCTCGGTAGGCGACGGGCGCGACCGGGGCAAATCGGGCTCAACCTCTACGCCGAGATGCGAAAGCCGAAGGCGTAACGGCCATCACATAGACTAACAGCAAGGCTCGCTTCGGCGGGCCTTTTTCACACCCACAATCTGGAGCTTTCAATGGATCGCGCGATCTTCTTCGCCGCGTTGCGCCGTCGCGCATCCGGTGTTTTTGGCACGTCTCTCACTCAAGGGCAGGTAGACGGCATCAACGGCATTCTCGATGCCTTCGCCACCCACGGTGACGGACGAGACAAGACGCTCGCCTATGCCCTCGCTACGGCATACCACGAAACCGGCGCCCGCATGGTCCCCGTCAGAGAGGGCTTTGCCAAGGATGACGCCAGCGCCCGCCGCATCGTCGCCAAACGCGCCTACGGCCAGCCTGCGGGCAAATACGGCCATGTCTATTATGGTCGCGGCCAAGTCCAGTTGACGTGGTTGAAGAACTACGACACGTCGTCGAAGGACGCTGGCTATGACCTCGTAGCCTATCCCGACAAGATGCTCGATCCGGTCATCTCGGCGCGGGTGATGATCAAGGGGCTGCTGGACGGCCGATGGAACGGCGCAGGGAAGGGGATTGCCACTTATCTCCCCACAAACGGCCCTGACGACCTCAAGAACGCGCGCCGCACAGTCAACGTGACCGACAAGTGGGAGCTGATCGGCGGCTACTACACGGCTTTCCTGTCGGCCATCAAGGAAGCGGGAGGCGTGCCGGTCAATGCACCAACCCCGCAGCCTGTTCCTGTTCCCCAGCAAAAGCCCGTCACCATCGAGCCGCAACCCGTTTCAGGCGGAGACTGGCTCGCAGTTCTCACCAAGGCAATCGCTGCCATCTTCACAAGGAAAACGACATGATCGCAGTCTTAGCAAGAATCGCCGCCCGTTACGTGGCAGGCTTCCTCATCGCCAAGGGCTTCCTCGACGCTGGAACCGGCAACATGCTCGCCACAGACCCGGATGTTCTGACGCTCGTTGGTCTTGGCATCGGCGTGCTGACCGAGCTTGCCTACACGGTAGCAAGAAAAATGGGCTGGGAAAAATGATCTGGTCGCTCATCCTCGGGCTGTTCAAAGGGCCACTCGGTCGCATTCTCGACACCGTGGATCGCAAGGTGGACAGCGAAACTGAACGGCAGAGGATCAAGACGGAAGCCGTGCAGACCTACGTCAACGCACAGGCACAGGTACTCACCGGTCGCGGTTGGTGGTTCCCGATCCTCTTCCTCGTCCCGGCTGGCTTCTGGTTCGGCGCTGTGTGCGTCTATTCCGTGCTCTGGTGCAGAGGGTGCGCCTATCCGCAGGAATGGACCATCGCCGCGCTCCCGCCTCCCTTGTCCGACTGGATGGGGGCAATTGTCGGCTCTCTCTTCATCGGGAAAGCAGGCGAGCAGATCCTCGCCAAGTGGCGCAAATAGCAAGCGGCTCGACATCGCGCGCCAACGTGATGCCGAGCCTGACCGCATGATTCGGTGAAGGAATCACGAGGCTGCCGGACGTTACCGGCGAATGTGTTCCTAATTCATTAAATGGCATTCGCATCAAAGGGGCACGGGAATTGACGCCAACGGACGAAGGTACGATGCATCGAGAAATCGGCATGCTAACGGCGAAAGTCGATATGATCCTTGAGGGGGTTCGAAGGTCGGAAGAGAAATCCGACGCGAGCCGTGCTTCAATGCACAGGCGTATGGACGAGATCGTCGATCGCGTGAGCAAGGTGGAGCTCACCACGGCGGCGGTTCAGGAAGATGTTTCCGAGATGAAGCCCATTACTGATGATGTGAAGATGTGGCGGCAGCGTGGGATAGGTGCATTGGCCATCGTTGGCATTGGGGCCTCGGCACTGACCTTCATTGCAACGAAGTTTGGCGCGTACCTCGTGACATGGGCGGCTGGGCGGTAGTTTCGTCACCTCCCGAACGAATTAGAAGAATCTCATAAAGCGTCTTGACTCTCCGGTTTGAATCCTCACCTGATTCGGCCAGAGGTGAGATATGTCCGAATACGTAGGTGAACACATCAGCATCCGCGACTGCATCGTCTGCGTCGAGAAGCGGCCTAAGACAAAGCGCGGGCAACGGTCACTTGACGCCGGGGCTTAAGCCGTTGTGTGCGAGGAGCCTATCATAATACTCCTCGACCCTCCGCATAGCCTCCCGGCCTTCGGGTTCGAACCCCTGATGTGACAGCAATCGTTTCGGCACTCTTGGCCCATGCGCGGACCACAGCCATTTCCCTTTCATCGGGCCGTGCGGCTGCTTCTGGATTCTCCCGATCACAATCTCCCCGTCATACCCTGACCAATCGGAATCGGTCGGCACGTCGTTCTCGTCGATCTTGGTTCGGCGCCATTTGTATTTGGGTTGATACTGCGCCATGAAAATCAGCCCTAAACCGTTGTGCAAAACGAGGGATTTTGCATCGTATTTCATCGGTTTTCGCGATGACGTTGTGCAAAAATAATCAATAGAAACAATGGACCGAAAGAATTTTAAGTCCCTTGCGTCTACCAGTTTCGCCACGCTCGCATTCAATGATCCCAATAACTTAGCGAATCTGATTTGGGAAGCTTTGCACAACGCCTTTTTTGTTGTGCAAACCGTGTTCATTTATCGTTCTTGCCTTTGAAGACTTTGAGGCGCCCGAGCTCCTTCTCGACGTGGCGCGTATAGTGCTCTCCCATGCGTCTTGAGCGATCCCCGAGAGCATCTGCTACAATCCCGGTATCGAAGCCTTGGCGCCTGATGGCTGCCGCGTAAGTGACGCGCAGGCCATGAAGCGTGCAGCCTTCCCGGATTAGTCCATCCGCCTTCAGTTCGGACAGATAATCGCTCACAGCCCCCTGCATGCCTTTCTCATTTTTCCACGGCAGACCATCACTATTGAGGCAGATCGTTGTTGCCTTAACAGCCGCGTCGGCACGGATGGCTTCCAAAGCGTCGAGGTGAAGCCGCGTCTCGGGAGAGCACGGGAACCAACTCGCCTCATTGTTCTTCCGGAGGATGACGGAGAAGGCTTTCCCGGTCTTGGCGTCTGGGATGTAGTTCCGCCAGGTGAGGGCGGCGCAAGTCTGGCCTCGGAACCCTTGGTAACGGGCGAGGATCAGCGGCGTCAAAATAGCGTCGGAAGCAAGCCAGATCGCGGTCTGCACTTCCTCGTCTGTCCATTCGTGGTTGGCGTTCGGGTCGGCCGTGTGAAGCTTCTCGACCCCGCCTGCCGGGTTCTGGATCATCTTCCCGACTTTGACGGCTTCCTTGAACATCGTCGACAGATGGCTGACGAGCTTGTCGGCAAACCTTCCCCACTTGTCTTTCGCGGCCTTGTTCCGCATCCCGTAAATGCTCGGCTGCGTGATGATGGATACCGGGAAATTGTAAACGGGGCCGGCCGTCTCGTGTTTGGCCGCCTCTAGGTACGTGAAGGACTTCTCATAGTCCTCTTTGCTGGCTTCCGACAGCTTATCCCACCGGGGGCATTCTTCCTTAAACCACTTTATGATAGCGCCGAGAGTTCCCTCGTCATATGAAGGGCTCCGGTCGCGAGTCTCTGCCTGAAGGTGCTTCACGCGGAAATCATGACTTGCGATCAGGCGATCGAGCTGGTCGCGCGTTCCTTCGAAGCCCTTGATAAGGGTTTCACCAGTCGACCGGTAGGAAACATACCATTTCCCCCGGGACTGGCGAATGTTCAGGCCTTTAAGCGGCACCTTTACCACCACTGAAGAAATCCTCGAACTTGACCACCGAGGACTGTTTAACATTCGGGTCGAGAGATGCCATCCATTCATCGAGTCTTTGGCGAAGATATCGATGGCCCCATGTGGATTGGGTGTATTTCAGTGGCCTGACAGGGCAAACCTCCTTGAAAAGATCGACTGACAGGCCACAGTATGCGGCCGCCATCTTCTGGTTCATCGCTGCCGGCCAATATGGGAGCATATTCTCCGTCATCGTCCGTCGATCCTCCATTGATTAATAACCGCCGTCGCGAAAGGCGCTGCATCGTCGCCCATGTCCGAGAATAGGCCCCAGATGACGAGGCAGAGCGTGTGCGGGTCGCGTCCGCGCCAGAAGGTGTGCTCACCGATCTGGTGTTGCCGGTGGTGCTCTTCCTGGCAGATCGGGAGCGCCCAGCGGTCAGGAGCCTTCCGACCTTTGCCCCGGCCATAGTGGCCATGCTGGGGTGAGGCCATCGACAGGTGCGCCGCTTCGACGCCATACCGGCCTGTCAGCACGCATGGGAGGTCATGGAGGAACGACAAGTAGTCCTTGCTCTTGGCTGGCTTCTTCTTCGGGAACGGATCAGGCGCGGCGCTCGCGGCGATTCGGAAAGCGGTCATTCGGCGCCTCCATCCCGGCAATTCTCCGGAGTTTCGCCATTTGGACCCGATGCGTTCACGGTGGTTACGTTACGGTAGAAGAAATCGTCTGCGGCTACCGTCGCGTGACCAAGCGTGCTGGCAAGATGAAGGATGTTCTCGGAAGACGACTTGCCGGAATAGACCGTGAATAGATGAGCAGCGGCCGTCATCAGCATCATGATCGCATCTGCCGGATCGGTCCCGGCTTGCTGGCAGATAGCCTTTGCAGCAGCTTCTATAGCCAGAACGCGGCCCTGCGGATCATTTGGAGGCTTCCCCGTAATCTCAATCTGCATTGGACGCCTCCTTGCGGTATTCGGATAGGGCGGTACGGGCGGTATGTTGCCGCCAAACAGTCTGATTGCGGTAATAGTCGAACGCGGCCTTGAAGAAGGACTTCGACCCGTCTTTGTGCTCTTCCATGATAGATTGGAAGCCGTAGCCTGCCTTGGAAATGTCCTCCAGCGCCGTCGCCAGCTTTTCGCATGTGGCTTCTGCGATCTCGGCTCGCATGCGTTGCTGATCTTTGAGGCCAACCGCACCGTTGAACTTCCTCGTCATAGTGAGGAGTTCCGCTTCCGCCTTCTCGGCTCTGGAGCGGAGGGATTCGATGGTTTCGTCTCGGCGCTTCGATTCCGCTATGTATGCTTCATCGCTTATTTCGCTCTCCAGCCACATTTCTCGGAAAACAAAGAGCGGGATTTTGGTGATATCGGTCATTCACACGCTCCCCATTGATTGCAGACGGTCGAGAAGTCACGGGCCAGCAGCGAGTATTGTCTGCCGCCCCGGTCTGTCTTGGCCCACTCGACCATGCGGCGGACGCCAAATTGCTCCAGAGAAAAGCTGTCGATTGCCCGACCGACCCGCTCCAATGCGGCCCATTCCGACTGCATTACAGGATCGTTCACGAGATTGAAGAAGGTGGCGTGGCCCATCTTGCACGCTTCGCTGATGATCGCTTCCCACTCTTCCAAGCGCTCGATTTGCTCAGGGAAATATTGGTCAACGAGCGCCAGCTCGGCTTTTGAGCAGTTGATGCAGGGAAAGCAGCCGACGCGCTTTAAGCCC